ATCCTCAGCAATGGGGTACACACCTTCTACCTTGGGTTTAGTCCAAGGTTTGTCTTCAAACTGTTGATACAAATGGTCTACATCAACACCAATCTCAATAGGATTGCCATCAGCATCTCGTTTGGTTGTAGCACCAACTCTAGAACCATCTGCACGAACTTTGTCTAGACCTTGTTTAACAGGTATGCCGTTGACCTCTGTAGGTACATCAGCAAGTTTAAAGCGGTCATCACCTGCCTTACGCAAGTCACCGCTGTGTAAACCTTCTTTGGGGTACTCAGGAGATTGACCTTCAGGTATTTGACCAGCACTCTTAGCTCTGTTCCAAGCGTCTTTACGCTCTAAGAAGTTGCCGTTCTCGTCCACAAACCCTTGCTCATGGGTGTCTTTAGTCTCAGACTTACGAGCCTCACTATGTTTAGGACCCAGCAGTTCTATTTCACCAGTGTCTTTGTTCTTAATAGCAGTTTGAACCAAAGGTACTTTGGCATCAACTTCTGCTTTGTCTTTAGCAACATCTTCAGAAATCTTTTTAATAAACCCAGCTTTTTGTTCTGGTGTAACAGCAGGTTCTTTATCAGCAGGAGGTGGTGGTGGAGCTACAGTTTTTTTAGGAGCACCAACAATCTTTTTACCAACAGCTTCACCAGCTTCAAATACTTTTTTACCAGCTACGTTGAACCCTGGCATAGCTGCACCAGCAACAGCAGACATACCTAACTTAGCAGGATCAAGTTGTCCTTCAGTTGCTAGTTGTGTACCTGCTTCAATACCAGTTTGTAGTACAGCACCCGCAGCTCTCTGAGCTACAGGTTTAGTAAGCAATTTACCTGCAACTTCAGGAGCAGTTTTAGGAGACATACCAGCTAGGTTAGCTAGAGTCTGAGCAGCAAATGTTCCATAAGGACGTTGTGCTTTTTCTATTTGACGTTGTTTAAAGTCATCAGGAGCAATCAACTCATGCAACATATCTGTTACTTTTTGAGCAGCACCTGAAGCTATAAATGCTCCACCAAGACCACCAGCTAACTCAATAGCACCAGCAGTAAGAGGAGCAAAAGGACCCGTGATAGGAGCTACAGCAGCAGCTACAGGAGCAACAGCAGTCATACCCGCACCAAAGCCCATTAAACCTGCTCCAGCAGCAGGTAAAGACTCTACACCAGTACGAGCTATGTTGTGATAGCGACTACCAACAATGGGTTGTTTAGGAGTAGTAGCTACAGCATCCTCAAAAGAAAAAGAAGTTTCTTTTGTAGGAGCTGCTTTGGCTGTAGGAGTAGATGCTTCTTCAAAAGAAAACTCAGCCATACGTTACTCCGTTACAAACTTAGAGCCATCCCACTTAGCAACACCACGAGGTGTGTTGTAGTACTTGCCTGACTGAAGTTCTGATTTAACTGTAGGCATTGCTATAGGCTGTGCTTTGCTACCAGCATTTTTGTTACTAGTATCTTTTTTAGTTGTATCAGGTTTAGGCACATCTGTTTTAATGCCAATTACTTCAGCTTGTTTAGTAAGCTCATCCATGATGCGATCACGTTGTGCTCCAGCAGGTAGCATCCTTGCATTAGAAATTTCTGACTTAAGTTGTCTAGTTCTTAAGTCATTAAGGTCTGCTGTGCGACTATCCATTTCAGATTTAGCTTCTTTAGCAGCCTTAGTGTTGCCAGTTAACACAGCACCATCGTATAGCACCTTAGCATCAGATATGGCTTTAACAAGTCTAGACTCACTACCAGTAAACTTTTTATTGTCTGTAGCATTCTTATTAACGTAAGCACGGAATGTAGCTAACTCTTCTTTAGAGCCACCAGCTGCTTTGTTATTCATGTGCCATGTAGCACTAATGTTAGCAACCTTCTCACGAGATGCAGCAATGACCTTTTGTTTTTCTTCTTCAATAGCCATAGCTTGAGCCGCAAGTTTGCGGTCAGCATTCATCATTAAGTTATTAAGAACAGCTTTCTTTTCTAGATTACTAAGAGTCTTCCATGCTTGTTCACCACCAACTTGGTCGTACACAACTTTACGATTAGCTTCTGGAAGACGATCAAATGTTTCTCCAATCTTTTCTGGAGCAACAGCATTGACAATAGCAGCAGCTTTAGTAACTTCTCTAGCCTGATTGTTTAAAGCTACTGATTGATTAGCCAAATCTTTAGACTCAATTAGTTCAGCAGACTGTAAATTTTTTGCAAGTTTTTCTGGGTCACCACTTACTTGAGCATCAAGCAAAGCTGCCATACGAACTTTGCCAGCATCATCAGCAGCTTTAAATTTAGGGTCTTGAGTTAGAGCTTGTAGCTTTTGTCTAGCTTCTTTTGAAGACTGAAAGTTGGCTTCACCATAAAGATTAACTAACTTAGTACGTTCTAAATTAGCTTGATCTTGTTGTAACTTTAGCTGTGCTCCTTGCATAGCCAAGTTTTGTGTCTGTTGCACATCAGGTGCAGCAGCCATGTTTTGTTGTAACTGTAGAGCTGCACTACTGCCAGCTGCTACGTCACTCATTAGGTATGCCATGTTTTACCCCATCCACCAGTTAGTTGACGGATCCATCCAAGAAGCGTTACCAGAACCTGTATATGAACTTTGTGGTAACCCTGTGGCACCATAATTTATGTTGGCTTGTTGGGTAGCATTACCAAACCCAGCTAGTCCTTGAGCAATACCACCAATGCCTTGCATAACACCAGCACTAGATATGTTGCCTTGTTGAACACCTAAAGCAGCCGCTGTAGCAGGATTCTGAGTAGCACCAGAACCTTGGGCTAACCTATTAAGGTAGTCAGTCATAAAACCATAGTAACCTTGTCCAGCAGTCTTCTCTAAGGCTATAGACTCACCACCAGAATATAATTGACCACTAGCAGCAGCACTACGTTTAGATGTTTCTAAAGCAGGATCCATAACACCTGTTTTATAAGCACTATATCCAGGGAGTTTAGTAGGATCTACCCCACTACCAGACGTTAGAGCACCAGCATACAGAGAACCCAAGTTAGATCTGTATTGAGCAAATGGATCAGCAGCAGCTTGAGCACCAGCGGCAGTAGATGTACTACCACCACTTACAGTTTGTGTACCTCCACCTAAACCTAAAGCGTCAGTTACACCGCCTCCTGTAAGGGAGTTAATCCCTGAAGCAATACCAACAACAGAAGCAGTAACTCCCATACAAACCCCTTATAGCATCTTAGAATGCAATTTTTCAAAAAAGGTATAACCAAGGTACTCAAACAACCTAGAGTTATCTAGGTGTACTTTAGTACCAAGTATTACTCTTTTAACACCGATTGATTTTAAATAGTCGTCAGCAAACTTAAATAGTTTGATGCCAACTCTACCTTTGCGCTCACTCTTCTTTAGATAATAAATATCTTCAGCAGCCGTAAGCATTGTTCTGTAGTGGAGGTTGTAGTGCAACAAAAAAAATATGTAGCCTATCAACTCCCCATCTTTTCTACAAGTCACTATCTTTAGTGCTTGTTGCTTCTCCATCCTATCGTAAGCATCCCAGTCTGGGTCTAAAGGAAATCCGTTCTTAGTAACACTCAGTTCTTCATAGTGTTCGTCTAAATGTAGTCTGACTTCAGGGATACATTGACTAAACTCTTCGACCTGATATGTAACCATTTTACTTCCTATAGCGTCCACCGCCAACTTGTTGCTCTTGATCCATCTCGCCTATCCTGAAGTCTACCTCAGCTCCGTCTAGACGCAAAGAACAGTTGCTAGTGCAAAGAAATTCCCAAGCTCTACGTCTGTCAGCTCCACTGAGATATATTTGTGACCTACTAGCAGACAGGTCTATAGGTCTGTAGCTAGACCAAGTTTGATAGTCGTCACCACTGTGACGTACTTGCATAGTCCCTGCAACCTTATCTCCAATAATTTCTAACCTGCCATAGAACTTACGTTTAGTAGTTCCGTTGTCAAGGATGTCTGTAACTGTCCTACAGTAGATAGGTTGACCAGCATCTAGGTAAGTGCCAGTATCAAAGTAATAGATAGTAGCCGTATCATCATCTAAGACATACGGAGTACCGTTAAGTTGAGTGTAAAAGGTAGGTCTAAAGTAAGACTCTTGGTATGTACCTGGATGAGGTTGGTCATTACTTTGTATAGAGTATTGAGTCCAGTTGTACCACATCTTCTCATTAATGTCGTACACCAATGTCTGGTTAGTATTAAGCAAACTAAGAATGTACAGGGTATGTCCACCAAAAGTATAGCAATAAGCACGTACTTTACTTAAACCATCAGCCTCAAGATGTTTGTCAATGTGGTTAGTAGAAACCCTAATAGCTGCTACACCATCCATTATGTAAACAGAACGACCATAGGTTTTGCTAGTACCAACCCATAGCACTGTGTTACTGGTAGACACAATAGAGTCACCACTAGCACAACCAATTTCAGAGGTATAACTTTGGGCTACTCCCAAAGGAGAGCCTGTAGCGTTACCAGCATCGTAGAAGAACTGGGTACTAACACTACCAAAAGCTACAAGGTAGTTAAGGTGTTTACAGATACCGACTAAGTTATCAGCAGTCTGTTCAAAGCTAATGTAGCTAAGAGCATCCCAAGTAGTTGGGTCACCAAGATTACAGTTGTAGATACGATTGTTACTAGTACCAAGAAAGACATAGTTGTCTAAGAATACACACCCAGCTACATACGGAGATGATGGCAAGGTAGTCATAGATACAAAACCAAATGACTGGTTAAGTAGATACCCTGTAGTTCCATTGTGGAAGAACAAGTAGGTATCTAAGAACGTCTTAACAAAGTAGCTTTGGTTAGTAGTGCTAGACGTACTACCTAGGTTAGCTACAGCGTAACTAGAACTAGGATTGATGCTATACACAGTGTTATTAATAACAGCAATCAATCTGTTATTAAAAGCAGCTAACCCTTGGCTAGGTGTGTAAGCAGGAGGTGTAACAGATACAACTTGTTTAGCTACAACTAGTCCAGGTCGTTTAACAAACTCTCTCTTTTGATCCCTAGTCTCAAAGACACAATTAGAAGAGTAAGAGTCCTTAGCAAAAGTCCCGTCACGGGACTCTATAGGCTGCGTTAACGGGATACGTTCCGTAGCCATAATTATCGTCCGTAAGAGTTGGGAGATGTAGATCTAAAGTCTGGAGCAAAGAATGTACTGTAGGCTTCTACATCCCAGTCAGACATCTGTGTCTTGTAAGCCATAGCTCTTTGAGCTATCTCTTGTCTAGAGTTCATAGGTACACCATACTCCATAGACAACTGGTCTGCTAGGTTCCATACCAAACAGTTCATCCATTCGTTAGGGAAGTCTGGTACTTCAGTAGCTAGGTTAATGTCATTGATAGGCATCTGAGCTATCAAGTGCATTTGTAAGTTGTTCTGAGCGTAGGTGTCAGGAGTTAGGTATACATACAAGATACCATTTAACTTACGAGCATCGTAGAAGATAGTATTAGCAGTACCAGTAGAGAACTTAGATCCTAAGACGTTGTACTCTTGTTTTGATACTAGTAACACTGGTGTGTCTACAACAGGTGTAGAGGTTATATTTCTATAGAACCCTTGGATAACCTTTAAAGGTTTGTCTGTAATAGCTACAGTAGGTGCTAGAGCATAGTACATAGTTGCAGACCCATTACCACCTAAAGTGTAGCTAGTCTGTCCTGCTGTAAGAGGAACAATAAGCTCGGATACTTTCCATAGCTTTAGACCATCTGTATTGAATTGCTTAATAAGCAAGTTCAAAGACATGGCAGCATTAGCAACGCTATTAGCGTCTGGGGTATCCCCAATCTCAAGTACTCCTAGCTTTCTAAGAGCTAAAGAGATAATTTGATCTCTTGTTATGGAGTAGTTAGAAGACATGTTTAACCTTTAGGATATTGATTCTTTACTGCTTCAATAGCAGTTTTCCAAGCATCTAACCCTTGGTGATAAATTAAATCTAGTTGGTCAGCAATGCTTGGATAGGCTTGTTGGCGTTTTGCTATGTAGGCATGAACATCAATGTAGGCTTGAACTGCTGACTCATCATAAGTAACGGGGTTGCCTTGAGCGTCAAAAGCCTCGTCACCACGGATAGTGACAACGGTAGGGTTGAGTTTATAAATTGCTGTGTGTTTGTTCATGCTGAAATCTCCATAAGCAGAATATAAGAAGTTGTGCCGTTTTGGTTGTAGTTTGCCAACCCACTTGTTTCGGCGCTCATATAAACTGTATAAGCTGTTGACGATGTTGTGGCTGGAGAATCTAAATAAGAATATGAATGCACCGCAGTAATCCCGCCAGCGCTGTTATATCCATTACCAAAACAAGGGATAGCACCGCCTGTTGCTAAATTAGTAGAGTTATTTCTATAAATTGTGGTTCTCATAACTTTGTTTGTAACTTGAGAATAACAATCGCCACCCGACACCATTACAAGAATTTTGTTACTTGAACTTGACGGTGTAATAGAAGCAGTTAAGTTTGTTGTTACAAAAGAGGTTGAACTTGTGCTAACTTGACCCGTGTAACTACCCTGCACCACTTGCAACACAGACCCCGTAGGCAATCTAGCCTTACCTAAAGTACCGCTAGAAATGTTAGACGCATTAGTAGCAGTAGATGCTTGCGTTGTTGCATCATTAAATGTCAGGCCATTTGTGCCATCTACAACAAAAGTCATACAGTACCCCTAGATTCGATAGCCACCACGCGGGCGGTTAGAGCAGCTAGTGCTGCGGATTGTGCGTTGATTGTTTCGGCTTGTTGGTCGTTTATTGCTTTTAGTTCTTGGATTGCTTTGACAAGAGTAGGAATCAAATTAGCGTTAACTGCTTTGTAAGGCTCTTCACCTTCTGGTGCAGGGTCTTTCCATTCTTCAACCATGTCAGGAAATACTGTTTCAAACTCTTGGGCAATAAAACCTCTATCGCCTTTAATGTCTTTGCCTTTTCCAGTTTTCCAATCAAATCTGCGTGGCTTTAATGCCATTACAGCATTTAAACCTTCTGGTAAATCAACAATATTTTCTTTAAATCTTTGGTCTGAAATGGCGGTAATTGTTGTGCTTGTTGCATAAACAGTTCCGCCCATTCCAACATAAAAACGATAGGCTGACGCACCTGTTGAATAAACATCTAAAGTATCAGTAGAGTTGGTAGATGTTGATAAAGTAGACCTGATTTTTCCGTTTGATGCTATTTCTCCACCAGGCGTTGAACTTCCGTCTGCGGTTTGCCCCACCAACAAGTTACCGCTAGAGTCAAGCGTCATTGCTTGGGTATAACTTATTGCACCACCAGCAGAACCAGAACCAGCCTGATACCAAATATGTGCGCCAGTATTTGCTTGTTGATAACGAGCAGAAGTACCAGTGCCTATGTATTTTTGACCGCCATTGTAATAAGCATTAGTTGCAATGTTTAGTTCTGTATTTTGATATGTGTAAAAAGAAGAGCCTGTTCCTAATTGCAAAACTCTGTCATACACAGTCCATGTTTGCGGAGTAGTACCAATCCCCACATTCTGTGAAGTATCAATAGTTACTGCCGTAGTGCCAGCAGTTTGTAGTGCTAGAGAACCACTAGCATCACCCGTAGATATGAGTCCACCAGACCCACTATTAGAGGCATTGATTGTTGCAGTCATTATTGTGTTCCTTCTGTGTTGCCTTCTTCCGCAGCAGCGTCAGCTGCGAGGACTACGCCTCCAGCGTCCACCCACTTTAAATAGGCTTGGTAGTCTGTGTTAGCGGGGTCAAATGGGATGCAAGCACCATCAGTTGTGCGAATAACCCCTGTATTTTTTTGAAGTTTATACATATTAAAGTTCCGAACTAAAAGTTAGGTTTGCGCTAGCCGCACTCCAATCAACCCATGTTGAAGCCCCACTAGTAAAAGAACTTGCGTATTGAATTCTAGAAATAACAGAACCCGTGTAACTAGCGGCTAATGCTGTTTTTGTAGCACTAGAACTTCCACTATATATTGTTGATTGTCCACTTTGTGTGATGGTTGGTGCTGTTCTCATTTGAACGGGGTTTGATATTACATAAAGACAATCCCCACTAGATGAAACTGCCCCAGTTGCAAATGTATAGCCACCAGCAGTATCTAGTTGTTTTAATATCCAAAAATACCTCTGACACAAAGCCAACTCAGTACCATAAGGTCTGTAATCAAACGATGTTGCGGTACTGCCTTTTTCTAGTTGTACGCCTGTAAATTGCAAAGTAGCACTACCCGTAGCAACCATGTTGACTGCGCCTGAGACATTTTCATAGTCTCCAGATGCCCAAGTGTTAGCCGTTCCGTTGTATGTCGTTCCGTAACCTAAATTAAATTGAACAACAATACCAATGCCATTTGTTGTTAACCATGTTCCGCTAGTTGGGCCAGCGACATTTAGAACAATTTGTGTCCAAGTGCTTGCAGATGGGATTGAATATGTAAATGGATAACTATAATTTCCAGCACTATTTTGTAAAGTGCCAGCAAAAGTTCCAGTTAATGATGATTTAACCCAAAATGAAATTGTGACCGCTTTAGCATTTGCGCTACCCCATGCCAAATCTGCAATATTTAAACCTTCAATGCGTTGATTAAGTGCAAAATAATCCGAACCACTAGGTGTGTAAGCAGTAGCAGTTGTAGCAAGTAAGGAGTTTATAAATCCAGTAGGTGCATCGCTAGATTGAGCAATTGTTATTTTGCTTGCTTGTGAAGCAAAAAATCTATATCTGTCTAAAGTGTAATCACCGCTTGCTGGAGTTACTGTGCTTGTGCCATTTCTTTGGCTTACCATCATCGCACCATTGATGATGCGGTTCTTAAAGCCGTAAACACCCGCAGATGTATAACCATCCGAGGTTGTCATTGCGTCTACATTGACTGTTCCGTATGCCATGTTTGTCCTTAGAGTATTAACCAGCGTTGACCGCTAGGGATAGTAACACTTTTACCACTTTGTATAGTAATAGGTCCAACAGAGTGGGCGTTCTTATTGGTACTTAATGTGTAGTTACTAGTAACAACTAAACTGTTCTCATAGAACACATCGTCACCACCACCACCAGTAGCACCACCACTAGATACCCAAGCAGAACCATTCCAAGTCTCAACCTTACCTAGTGTAGAGTTAAAACCAGATTGTCCTGTAGTAGGACTTGCTGGTCTACCTGCTGTAGTCCAAGGACCACCAACAGTTCCAACAGGCATGTTCTGCACAGCAGAGAATGTGTTACTAGCAGAGAAGGTGTTAGTACCAGAGAATGTATTGTTACCACTAAAGGTGTTAGCTTCATCTAACTTAGGTAGGTCATTTAAGTTAGCAGCAACAACACGTAACTCAAATTTGTCACCACTGTTCCAAGTGTTAGCACTAGTACCATCTTGACCACGAACAATAGTAAACACATCACCAGATGTATTTGTAACTTTAACAATCTCTATAGCATTAGATGCGTTAGTTAAAGTAGAGTAAAAATAATTGCTACCACTAACAGAAGGAAACAAACCACCTGTACCACTAGCAACAGTCAAAGTAGTAGCACTGCTACTAAGAATTAACTGTAGCGTTGTACTAGCGTTGTTACTAAATTTCATTCCCATAACAAGCCTTTAATTGATTTGTGAAGAGTTGAGAGCGTTACTATTCACTGCATTAGTCCGTCCATTGTAAGTGGGAATAAAGTAGTCAGTCTGTTCTGGTCTAGCCCATTTAGGTGCTTGCAAGTCTGCAACACCATGCACAAAGTCTTGAGGCTGTCTAGGCTCCCAATCACCACTACAAACCATAAACCCGTCCCAACGGAGTTGTAGTTCGCTATCTTTGTATTGGCGACCACATACGTCACAGATGACGTTCCAACCACCATTGTCCCATCTAGGTCTGTAAGACATAGTTATTGCACCTCAGTAGTACTGTACACAGGTAGATCACCTAAAGCAATTAAGGTATTACCTGCACTAGTTGTTACTGTAGCAACAAGTCTATACGTAACTCCAGCTACACCACTTTGTACTAACTGATAAATCTTAGACCCTATGATGCTAGCTCCACCAGACAGTATGTTAGAAGGGTTAGCATCTGTTCCATCTATAACAACAACAGTACAAGCAGCTGTAGACAAAGTTTCACTGCTAGCTAACACCTGACTAAAGTCAAATGATAGTGGTTTAGTTTCGCCAGTAAATTTGTAAGAGAAGCTCTCAGCCATAAATGTCATCCTGTTTTGTAGCAACTACATTAGTCTTTTTTGGTCTAACTAGTATGCTAACAAATCCAGCAACTCGGACTACAACTTTTCTTGTTGGTACAAAAAGTGTGTCTACAACGTTTGGTAGGACTTTGTGAATGTAGCTTACAACGGTAGTATAAACGGTTGTTACTAATAACACAAACCTAGCAGTGATAGTAGAGATATAAGCGTTTGTACCAACTACAACTAGTATCACTATGCCTCTTAGGGTAATGATAGACATAGCAGAGGTTACAGGTGTAACCACAAGTGTTCTAAACAAAGATAGCAGCCTAGATATAATTGCAGTTGTTGTAACTGATACAGACAATGTCCTATTAAAGTAAAACCCATAAAGTAATACTACGGTACTACTTACAGATGCTGTTACCTTCTTTAGAGTAGACCTAACCATAGTTACAGTGCTACTAGTAACAACTGATTTAATTGACCCAACTTTTTTAAGTAAAGTTGCTGTACTTGTAGACGCTATATTAAAAGCAGTCTTTGCAACAGCTTTTAGGATAGTGCTAGTAGAAGTACTAGAAGCAGTCACATACTTTGCAACAGTTTTAACAATGTTAACTGTAGACGTAACGGCTATAGACAACAGTTTTGAAACACTACGTACTAGAGTGGCAGTACTTGTAGAAACAGCATTTAGTGTTCTAGAGATAGATTTAAACAGTGTTGCTGTAGATGTAGAAGAAAACGACAAGGTTTTTGTCATAGCCTTTAGCAGACTAACTGTAGATGTGCTAGTTGTAGACAATAATTTTAAAACATTGCGTATTAGAGTAGCAGTGTTTGTAGATACAACACTTAGTTGTTTAAGTGCAGACTTAATTAAAGTTGCTGTAGATGTAGACGTAACAGCAAAAGATCTTGTTAAAGCTTTTAATATGTTTGCAGTAGAAGTACTAACAACAGTTATGTATTTAGCAATAGCTTTAACAATGTTTGCTGTAGATGTAACAGCACTACTAGTTACATATTTCTGAATTTGTTTAACTAGAGTAACAGTAGAAGTAACAGCAGCAGTAATAGTTTTTAATGTTGTAGACGTACCTAACGAAGCAAATGGTGCTTGAGCAAATGCAGAAACTCCAAACATATTACAACACTACCCAACGCTGCCCACTAGATACAGTTACAGCTTGACCTGACGCAATAGTAATAGGACCTACGCTATGAGCATTAGAGCCACTAGGAATTGTATAACTTGCAGACACAGTAGCACTGTTTACAAAAAGTCCGTTACTTGCTACTAAATTTGTACCTGTAATGGCTCCAAGATTAATAACGTTACCACTAGCATCTTGGTTTACAGACTTTTCAGACGGGTAAGTAACAAAGACGTTCACTGTTCCAGAAAACGTAACAGCACTTCCAGAGTTACTAGAAGCAAGTATGGTTGTACGAGTAAGAGTAGGACCAGTGGTTGAATACGTACCAATGCCTACTTCCCAGTTACCAGTAGTATCTGTAGCAGCATAGTACGTAGTATTGCCATTACCAATAACAGCAAACGATTGAAAGCCTGTTACTGAACCAGACAAAGTAAAGCTAACAGTTGTGTTAGCCGTACCTGTCTGCTGTACCCGATCATTAAGGGCTAGAGCCATCTAGGACTCCTTAACTGAATTGAGTCTTAAATGTAAACTGAATTGAATCGCCAGAGCTAAGGTTAATTGTTGAGAAGTCACCTTTGACAAACAAGTTGCCAGAAGTAGACGCATCAAACAATCCAGCGTTAGTGATAGCAAGAGTACCACCAGCAGTCTGTGTACCAACTACTTGGTAAGTATCGTTAGTTACAGATGTAGTTTGTTGTGTACTAGTACCTGTTTGACGAGTACCTGTTTCTGTAAACAAAGTAGTGTCCGCAGCAGCTGTAGTACCAGCACCTGTACCATAAGCAACATACAAAGGTTCAGTACCTGCACCTTTAATCCTGTTAGTTACGATTGCTTTACCAGCATTAACTAGGAGAGTAGCCATTTTTTAATACTCCAAAAAATACGTTTGACTGGGTTTTTATGCCAGTAGCTTACAACACCAAGAGACTCAATAGTGCCATCAGCACGAATGATGACAGCACTAATTTGAGCTTCTTTAGCGTTGGATGGAACAATCATTTCTGACATGTTATTTATCCGATTTGCTATCTAACTTATCAAAGATCTTTTCAATCATCTTTTTAAGTTCTCGAATGTCTTCCCGATAGTCGTCTTTAGAAACATACTCTTTGGGAAGATCTTCTCTTAACTTAGCAAGATCACTTTTAAGATCTTTGACAGCAGACCACAACTCTCTAGCAAACCAACCTGTAACACTAGATGCTACAGCTAAGCCTACGTTAAACATTGTTTGTAAGTCCATACTAGTCCTTACAAGTTAGGGCCTTGTTTAACACACTCAAGAATTACAGAGAACACTTGGATACCAGATGTCCAACCAGTAGTTTTAATTAATACATCACCAGTTTTACCAGCTCCTGCATTGTTAACT